AAAGAGGATGACGACATAGATACGGGAGAGTGTCATGTCACATCAGCAGCGGCGACATATCACGGAACCATAATCGATGATTCAAGGGAGGCCGACGAATGAATTCTATCGTCAACGTATTAAAAATGCCGTTCTGTAAACATGTGTGGAAAGTACTAGAAGTCGAATATCTTTTTGGAATGCCGTTCGAATGGACGTACGGCTGCGAGAAGTGCGGAGCAACGCATAAAGTATTCGATTCGAAGGGTAATCGATGGAAATTCAAGCAAAGAGCGAAAGGGGCGACGTTTAATGACGAAGATTAATACGAAGGATTGGCGCAATTTGCCTATCGAAAAATGGAATACATCGACGGTTCACGCGTACCTTATCGACATGACGAAGGAGAAATATAACGCAGTATACGTTCCGGGCGGAGGCGGTCCAGTATCGCGGCGATGGGTTTCTGAGAAGGGTATGATTAAGCGTGAGCTAGACCGCAAGGGTCCGGCAGTCGTCAAGAAGTTTATCGAGATATGTTGGCGAGAGTATTATACACCTAATCCCAAGCGATATCCTTTCCCCTCCTTCGGATTCATGCTAGGATTCATGGATCGCTATTGGACGGAGGCATTGCAGGAATCGGAGCACGAAGAGGAAGTTACGGAAGCAATTAACGAAAGCCATGCGAAAATGGAGGAGCTTGGCGGAGATAATGATTGGTTCTAAGGAGGACGACGAATGACAACGTGTTTATTCAGACATTACGAAAACAAGGAGCTATGCTCCAAGCTAAATCCCGCCTACATCGGATTGCACGGATTCAACGGCGACGGCGGACGAGTAGCTAACGCAAAGATACCGAAGGATTATCGCGGCGTACTCGTCAAGGATTCGCCAGTCCGATCCAAGCAGGAGGAAATCTATCGTACGCTTGACGCATACATCAAGTCGTTCGACAAGCAATTCTCCGACATTAAAGACGACCTATTCCGGCAAGGAAAGACCGAGGACGAAATAAGAATAAAGTCGCTTTACTTATGGAGCGAATCGCCAGGAACGGGCAAGACGACTACCTCCGTGGCAGTTCTCAACGAATATCTGCTCAAGCATTTCGTAGGCAGCGTCGAACGAGGAATTACGCCAAAGCAACGGCCCGCTTACTTCTTGGACGTCAACTTGCTTGAAGCAGATTATTATACGTTCAACCGTCCGAAGGTTCCGGAAGACATCGCCGAGCCGGCAAGCAGACGCTATTATAAGGCGATTGAGAAGGCGAAGTTTACCGACTTCGTAGTCTGCGACGACATTGGCGTGAGAGATGCGACGGAAGGATTTAGAGGCGATCTGCATTCCGTAATCAATCATCGGGTTACGAATATGTTGCCAACGATATATACGTCTAATAATCCGATTGAGCAACTTCCCGATATATACGGAGAGCAGCGATTGGCCGATAGAATACGAGATATGTGCTTGCCGATTCATTTTAAAGGCGGCAGCTCGAGAGGAGCGAGGTGATAGCGATGATTATGAAGGAATATCCGAATATCGTATGGATCAGCTATGAGGAAGAAGAGGAGGATTTAGCGAATGCCTAATTACGGAGAATCATTTCTATCGAGAGTGCTCGACGACGGAAACACGATGGCGATACGCGAATTCTCGGTAGACAAAGAAGATTTCGCAACCAAGACGGAGCAAGGCGTCTACGAGTTTATCACCGACTATGCGCGGACGAATAAAGGGCAGACTCCGGATTTTCGTACAGTCATCGAGAAGTACCCCGAGTTCTATTATCGCGAAGGAGTGGCGGACAGCTATCGATATTTAGTTAAGGAGCTTCGATCTTATTCGGCCAAACGTAAAATTGCATCCTTATTCGCAGGGAATCCCGACGAACGAGGAAGACCGACCAGGCCTACGGTTGAAGAGCTTGTTAACGATAAGATGGAAATTTAGCGTTAGAAGACTTGATTTCTAGTTTAGAATCTATTAAAATGGGAACAGATGTTCGAGAGGTAGTTGGAACGGACCTCAAGAAAGATACGCGGAAAATAGTTGATGAATACGAGCGACGCAAGGCCGGCGAATCTTTCAAGGTCTGGAATAGCTTCATTCCTACGATAAACAAGGCGACAGGCGGTTTCGTATCATCTAACGTATATGTGCCCTACGGAAAATCCGGCCGAGGTAAGTCCGCCTATACGCTAATGGAGGCGCTGAATATGGCGCGGCAGGGAGCGACGGTCCTTATATGGGCGCTAGAGATGGGATGGTATGAGCTATTCGTAAGGATATTCACATACTATTCGCGCCTAGAGGGAGATGTCTCCGTAGCCAATATTCAAGGTGTAGATATGGACGTAGGATTTAATTCCGCCGACCTACGCAATGGCTCGCTCGCGGAAGGATTCGAGGAAAAGTTCTACGAATTCCTTGAGGAGATTAACGAATTATTAGAAGGAAATATTATCGTACGCGGCGTAGATGACGACGATTTTAACGATCGATCATTGAAGCAATTAGAGGCGGATATCATTCAGACTAACGCAGATATAGCCGTCATTGATCCGTTCTACTACCTTGATTTCGAGCGCAATACCTCCCGCACAACGGGCGGAGATGCGGCCAATACGTCTAAGAAGTTGCGCAGGCTTGCGGGAACTACTGCGACGGTTATATTTGCTATCACGCAGGCGGACGAAACGGACGAAGAAACAGACGACGAGGGCAATAGAGAGCTTGTAATGCCGGCAAGGGCGGAAGTATCTAAGACGAAGCAACTATTGCAGGACGCCGCCCTGCTTATCGGAATTGATACGAATTACCTAGACGGACGAGGAATAGTAGGGATTAATAAGGGGCGCGAAGGAGGTGAGGGCGAAGTAGCCGAAATAATATATCTTCCGCAATACGGAATAATAGAGGAGTTGAGCTACGAATTAAAGGCCGCGGAGATATTTTAATAAATTGGAATAAGTTACCTGCGGGAATACGGACAAATAAAATATATAATAGGAGATGGGTATAATGGCTGACATAAAATGCCAGGGGCACCACCTCGACGTAGATGTTTTAGAAGAGTTGGAAAAGTACGATTGGATAAGTCACGAGATTAGGAACGGAAAGCTCATCGCAGCCAGTCCGTTCCGCGAAGACAATCATCCTTCCTTTTTCGTAGACTTGGAAACGGGTGGATGGGCGGACAGCGGCGCAGTCATCGAGTATTACGAATCGGGCAACTTTCCGAAATTGCTTGCGTTGCTGAGCGGAGATAGCTACGAAGATACTTGCCGATACTTGGTCGAAAGATATAGCCGCAACGTAGTTGATGATAGCGGCAACGTAAGTATAAGGACGGATATTCAAGTAGCCGAAAAGTCCGCCAGGAAGATACTGGACGAAACATTAAACGTATCATTGAAAAAAGAAAGCGTTTATCTTACGGAGAAAAGGGGAATAAGCACTGGAGTGCAGCGATACATGGATACGGGATTCTCGGAAGAAAGGAATTCGATATCTATTCCGTGGAGGCACGCCGATGGCAAGCTAGCTGCGATAAAATACCGTAACATAGACGATAAGCAATTCCGCTATGAAAGCGGAGGACATACAGTCAGCGAATTAGTGTACGGATTAGATAAAATATACGAAATGGAATCGAAGGAAGCCATTATTTGTGAGGCCGAGATAGATGCGCTGAGTTGGATGTCGAGAGGAATTCCGGCTATTGCGTTAGGGGGATCGTCGATATCTGATAAGCAGAAAGAGAATATCGTAAAGAGTCCAATAGAAGTTCTCGTACTGGCGATGGATAATGACGAGCCGGGAGGAACATTGAGGAGCAAGATAATAGAATCGTTTAAAGGAGAGTTGGAGCTTCGCGAAGCCTTGATACCGGAGAAGTATAAAGACTCCAACGAAGCGTGGGTAAACGGTGTAGACTTAGGCGGATTAGATCAGACGACCTTGACTACTTTCTCGATAGGTACGTCCAAGTAGACGCAAACAGCGATGACTGTCTGAATATTCATCGTATGATTATGACGAAATTTATGGACGGTACGTTTATTTATAATACCCCCATTTTCGTTTTGTAAATCCTTTAATTCAAGACCTTTCTCAATTAATGTGATTTTAAGAGGGTCGTAATTAACTTTCCCTTTCATTTAAGTCAACTCCTTTCTATTAATAGAAGATTTATCTTCTCGTTTACTATTATAGCATAAATATGATTATTTTGCACATAAGGGTTTACAAATGTGATATAAAGTATTATAATCGTAATCGTGAGTTAAAAAGAATTTAAAAATAAATGTCCCGAAACCTCCTACTATTTTGGTATTAGTAAGTAGGGAGCAAGGGATAAAGAAAAGGGAGAGGGAATATTTGAACAATGTTTTTAGCCGAGAGGAAATCAATAGTTTAGTAGTTTCGTACCAACAAGGAAGCGAGGAGGCACTGAACGATTTATTTCGAGCAGTCAATCCGATAATCGAACAGGCTTCAAACGAACTAGACAGATTCGTAATAGACGTAACAAAGTTTGATTGTCGAGTTATTACGAAGGTAAAGAAGTTGGCGGAAACATTTTCGAAGGAAAGGCACGATTTCATGGCAGCGGTTAAGGCGGTAATCTCGAATGAGAAAGCAGATTTTGCTAAACGCAGATCACGTCATCTTGAAGAAATCTCCTACGAGTTCTTGGCGGAACCAGACGATGGAGAGGATAATCTCGGATATCAATTCGCAGATTACGGAGAAGACGTGGAAGAAGAGGTAATATTCCAAGAGAAAATCGCCCTGTTGGCGCAAGGCGATTCTCGTAAAGAAACTATCTTAACACAATGGACTAAAGGAGCGACGGACACAAGCATCTCCGAGCTGTTGGCGCAGCAATTCGGAGGAAAGTCTGACTCTCATCGTAAATTCATCACTCGCTTTAAGTCCGAATTACGCGGCAAACTAGACGGCATTTCCATCTAATTCACCGTACTCCATCGTAGCACAATAGGAGAATATAGTCAAACGCAAGAATAACGAAGGCCGTGCGACAAGTCCCGTCGCCCGTCCTCGGCGGCTTATCAACTGGGCAGCACCTCCCTTATTAATGACGATAGAAACACGGTTGGTGAGTCGCTGAGGCCGGAAGGTCTAACATTAATAGAAAGGGGATTAACGAATGACAAACGTAGTCACAGGCTTAGAAGCATTGAACGCGCTGAACGACGATGATTCAGGCAGCAACAATACGGAATTTACGTCCTTTAAAACAGGATCGGAATTCCTCGTCAAAGTAATCGGCAAGGAGGTCGATTTAGGAGGCGAGAAGAAGCACGTTGGGGATTTCGCCATGTTCTACAATTACGGCATCTTTGGACAGATTAATAGTTTCGTAGCAGAAAATCCATCCAAGAAATCCGCGAAAGGGTTTCCCGTCGAAGATTTAACGCCTTGGGATAAGGCTTGGAAGTATCATAAGGACTTGTCCGAGAAGTTTGACGACGAGCATGGCAAAGAGGCAGCTAAATATAAATGCCGCCAACGTTATGCCTTCGGATTCATTGACTTAGAAACCGGCGAACCTATCGTAATTGATTTATCGCGCAATCAGGCTCAAGTCATTAATGGAGCTATTACGCGTTTCGGAA